AAAACCAGAACCATATATATACAAAGCAACCCTTGAGAGAGTGGTTGATGGCGATACTATTGATGTTACCCTTGACTTAGGATTTGATGTGCGTTTGCATAAACAACGATGCAGGTTGGCAGGTATAGACACTCCTGAGTCAAGGACCAGAAATTTAGCAGAAAAAGCACTCGGTAAAAAAGCGTCAGCAAGATTATCAGAGTTATGCGTAGGATCATTTTTAATACAATCACTAGGCAAAGGAAAATATGGCAGAATACTTGCAATTCCTTTTACAGAAGATGGTAAGATGTTTGCCAAATGCTTATTAAAGAAAAACACGCAGTTGAATACTGGGGTGGAACTAAAACAGCAAAAGTCAGAGATGACGGAACTTGGGGATAATAATATGGTTATATCAAAAGAAGGTATAGATTTAGTTAAAAAATTTGAAGGTTGTAAGTTAGAGGCCTACCAGTGCGCAGCAGGAGTTTGGACTATTGGATATGGTTCTACCAGAGGAGTTAGGCAAGGTGATGTTTGGGCGCAAGAAAAAGCAGATATTATGTTGATAGATGAATTGCAAGAGTATGGTGAACATGTAAGCAATATGGTCAACGTACCGCTTGATCAATCTCAATATGATGCTTTAAGTTCTTGGTGTTTTAATCTGGGGCCTACCAATCTTTCTTCTAGTTCTTTGCTTCGTGTTTTAAATGAAAAAAAATATGAAGAAGTTCCATACCAAATTAAGAGATGGAACAAAGTAAGTGGTCAAGTAAATGAAGGTTTAATTCGCAGAAGAGAAGCAGAAGCTTTATTGTTTGAAGGCAAAGATTGGAGTCAAGTATAAATGGCATTACAAAAAGCTATTTTTCGACCAGGTATCAACAGAGAAGGTACTGACTATGATAATGAGGGTGGTTGGTTTGATTGCAATTTAGTTCGTTTTAGAAAAGGCAGGCCAGAAAAATTTGGTGGCTGGGCTAAAGATAGTGTAAATGTATTTTTAGGTACTTGTAGAGCATTACACGGTTGGATAGCTTTAGCTGGTACTAAATACTTAGGTCTTGGAACAACTTTTAAATATTATATAGAAGAGGGAAATTCTTTTAATGATATAACTCCTATTAGATTAACTACCGGCGCAGGAGATGTAACTTTTGCTAAAGTTGGAACTGGTGATGCAACAATTACGGTTGCTGATACAGCTCACGGGGCAGTACAAAATGATTTTGTAACTTTTTCCGGAGCAGCGTCTCTTGGCGGTAATATTAACTCTGCTGTATTAAATCAAGAATATCAGATAGCAACAATTGTAAATGCTAATTCTTATACAATTGAAGCTAAAAATACTAGCGGCGAAACAGTATTGGCTGCGGCTGGAGATAGCGGTAATGGCGGCGGATCAACCGTTGGTACTTATCAAGTAAATGTAGGGTTAGATGTTTTTGTTCCTGGAACTGGGTGGGGTTTAGATGGTTGGGGTGAAGGTGCTTTTGGATCCGCTACTTCTCTTTCTTCTACCAACCAACTTAGATTGTGGACACATGATAACTTTGGTGAAGATTTAATTATTAATCAAAGAGGAGGCGGCATTTTTAGGTGGGTTGAAAATAATGGACTGACAACTAGAGCTGTTAATTTATCTACCACTTCTGGAGCCAATCAGGTTCCAACCGTAGGTTTACAAGTCATCACTTCAGAAAAAGATCGTCATTTAATTGTTTTAGGTGCAGATCCTATATCAGGTAGCTCTAGAACTGGTGTAATAGATCCTATGTTAATTGCTTTTAGTGATCAAGAAAATGCTCTTGATTTTGAACCAAGAACAACTAACACAGCTGGTTCTTTAAGAGTTTCTTCTGGTTCATCTATTATAGGTTCAGTAAAAGCTAGGCAAGAAATATTAATTTGGACCGATACTGCTCTTTACAGCATGCAGTTTGTTGGTCCGCCTCTCACTTTTGCTGTGAACTTAATTAACGAAGGAACTGGATTGATTGGACCAAAAGCAGCGGTAACTGCTCCACAAGGCGTTTACTGGATGAGTTATAACAATTTTTATGTTTATAACGGTAGTGTGCAAACCTTGCCTTGTACGGTACAAGATTATGTTTTCTCTGATATAAATTTAGTTCAGTCATTTAAGATAAATGCATTTACGATTGCTGATAAAAATGAAGTTGGATGGTTCTACTGTTCTAAAAATGCTACGGAAGTAGATAGGTATGTAATCTTTAATTATTTAGAAAATGTTTGGTTTTATGGTTCTTTAACTAGAACTGCTTGGCTAGATGCAAGTACAGAAAATTATCCTAGAGCTGTAAGTGATGGTTATGTTTATCAACATGAAATAGGGTTTAATGATGATGGATCTCCTATGACTAATGTATTTATAGAGAGTTCTGACTTTGACTTGGGTGATGGCCAAGACTTTGCTTTTATGCAAAAAATAATTCCTGATTTTAAATTTTTACAAAACGATAACTCTGGTAATGTAAACATAGTTGTTAAAACAAGAAACTTTCCTGGAGACTCTCTAACCGTTAATTCTACAAGTGCTATTGCAGCAAATACACAGCAAGCTTTTGTAAGAAGCCGAGCTAGGCAAATAGTTCTAAGGTTTGAATCAGATGATGATGCAACGGCAGATGGTAATTTATCTATAGGATGGAGGCTTGGAGCAACTAGAATTGATATTAAACCTGACGGTAGAAGATGAGCAAAATATTACAAACTCAGCTACCGCTTGCATCTGATACAGTTACTCCTGATATTTTTAATAGACTTACTAGAATATTAGAGATAAATTTAGGCGCAGTTGATGTTAATAAAACTCAACAAGTAAATGACGCAGACAAACTTAAATTTAATTTTTTAGCAGGCAGTATTATCTGGAACACTACTTTAGGTGTGTTACAGGTATATACAGGATCTAAATGGGTTGATATAGGTGAAAGACTAATAACTTAGGCTTTGAAGCCTCTGCTGATTTAGGCAAAGTAGATATAAAAATAGCTGGTGATATAGCAATAAACGTAGCAAGTTTTTAATTATGGCTGAATTAGCTCAAGCGCAAGAATATAAAACAAAAAATATATTGCTTGAGCATCCTGCTGATTGGTACATCAACAAACAAACCTTTAACGCTGTTAAAGACTCTATTCCAAATATAGTAGATTTCTACGAAAATAAAGGCAACATCAGTCCGGTACAAAACAAACTTCACAATATAATTGAAGAACCGTTAAAAGATGTATATACGGTTCCATTCTTTTCTGAAAAGTTTTGTTCTATATTGGTTGATGAAATGAAGAGTTTAGAAAAGTTTTATGGCTTTACGCCTAATGCTGACGAAGATACTTTAAGACAAATACCAGAAATAACTTTTCAGGATAATTGTCCGGAAGTCTATCAATCTTTGTTTCAAACAATATATACTATAGGTAATCCTATATTTTTAAATATTTGGAATAGGCATGTAAATGGTGGTGCAATTCAAATAGCTAACTATAATTTAAAGGATAAAAAACAAGGCGCTTGGCATCATGATGCTAGTGCCGATATTAGTATGGTCGTTCCTTTAAATACTGGTGAGTACGAAGGGGGCGGAACTGAATTTTTAAATCGTGGTACAGTTAAACCATTACCTACAGGCCACGCTCTAATATTTCCGAGCTTTACCCACATGCATAGAGGCTTATCGGTAGAATCAGGAAATAGATACTTACTTGTATTTTGGTTAAAATGTATAGAAGAATAGGGTAGAATTTAAAAATGAATATAGTAGACAACTCAGGACAAGGATTAGCAGCTCTAGGACGCAACGAAGATCGCTTAATGGCACACGTTGCACCAGGAGAAATGGTTGTTCCTCCAGTCATCTCAGACAACACCAAAGCACTTATACAACAGGAAATGCAAGCTGTTGGCTTAAACCCAAATGAATATCAAGTTGGCGAAGGAATGTCTATTAATCCTATTACAGGACAAGCAGAGTTTGGGTTTCTTAAAAAACTAGCCAAAAGTGTTAAGAAGGTCATTAAAAAAGTAGCACCTATTGCTGCTGTTATACCTGGCCCTTGGCAACCGTTTGCTGCTGTTTATCAAAAAGGTAACGCTGCATTAAGCCTAGCTAAAGGTGAGGGTGGTCTTNGTGACATNATGACCNTAATGGCTGGTGGTAATCAAAGTTTGTTTGGAGACAAAGGAGCTTTTAGTAAAATAGGAATGATAGGAGATGGTGTTGCTGGTAACTTTACTGAAGCAGTAGGAGGAGGATTTATGGATTCTCTTGGTAAGATTGGTCAAGTTGCTAAAAGAGATGCTGCGGGTAATATTATGAAAGATGCGGCAGGTAATACTATTACAGAGCTTGCTCCAATAGCTTACGGCTCTAATGTTTTAAAAGGTATGGCTAGTGATCAAAAACAAGGGTATGGCGGTATATTTGGCGGAGGTACGGGTCAATTTAATGTTACTACAGGAGAATTAGATTCTTTTGGATTTAAAGACGTTTTTGGTAATACAATTTCAGCATCTGATTATGCTGCGCTTGATCCAGCAACACAAAAAGGATTTTCTCCAGTTACTAAAGGAATTAATCTAACGGGAGGTAAAAGCATTACAGATATTATGGGAGGTAAAAACCCAATAGAATATGCAAGTTCAAAAATTTTACCTCAATCTGTTGAAGATGCTTTAAATACAGGTCCTGGAGGAGATGGAATATTTTCTGGTGAGGGCGGAGGAGGCTCTGGCATAAACCCACAAATGGCTGCTTTAGCTCTGTTATACGGTAAAGCTGTTAAAGATGCTGCAAAAAGAACCGAAGGTGGTTTAACCGACATTAGACAATCAGTAAGACCAGATCTAAATCCAGCTCCTACATTTGCTGGTTTTGATTTAGGCGTAAGAAAAGCAGCAAAGTTTGGTGGCCCGATAGGATTTAGACCACAGTTTAATCAAGGTGGTTTAGCCGCAATAGGTGACCTAGATATGCGTCAAGGTGGTGAGTCAGTTGGTCCTGGTACAGGAACATCTGATGATATACCAGCTATGCTTAGTGATGGTGAGTTTGTGATGACGGCTGCTGCTAACAACGGCGCTGGTGGTTTTCAATTCAATAAAACAAAAAAAGGTATTGAGCTAATTGCGGCAAGTGAACCAAACA